TGCCCGGTCTAAGCAATCTATTGCATTGACATAGCTAAAGTCTAGGTTATATAGTCCTTCGTATTGAAGTATTCGATCAATCGCAGCAACACACTGTCCTCCAAAAGGGTTGGTTGGTACGGTTAGCCGCTGATTGACTACGCTTTCTAGCTTATCAAGTAGTTGTTTTTGAGTAGTCATGACTACTCACCTCCGTTGATGTTGTAATTCTTGCTAGAAATCCCAAGTACAGTACCCGCAAAAGTAGTTAGTAAAGCGATTGTACCAGTAATTGCTGTCGTATCAAATTTATACAGAGCACCAAGACCAGTAATAAGTGTAATCGCTGCAGGCGCTACAATAGTAACTACCCGCTTTGCAAGATCATACTGTTTATTTGTCAAGTTCATCGTTTTTATCCTCCTTTTCGATGTTTGAAAATTTCTCGATGAAGTCCTTAAACATCATCGTATTAATACCGAGCTTATCAAAATTTTCCAAGATTGATTTTAGCTCGAAAAACAAATAACCGATATATAAAATCTGCAACGCGCCTAATCCTATACCCTCTGGCAAAAGGACAGAAAGCGGAATGCAGAAACTCAAAAGAGCGATACTGGCTAGTTTGCGTAGAATGCCATTGATGCCCTCCTTGCTCTTAAAGTCAATGTTAGGATTAACTCGAGCTGCTAACGTACCAGTCAAAAAATCGATTACCATCGCTCCCATGATAAGTGTTAAAGTAAAGACAATTAATTTATCTTGTGTATTAACAATATCACGTAGCTTATGAGACCATTCAAATACTTCCATGTCTCACCCCCTTTCTAGTTTTTGGGTTTAGTCCAGCGATACGCCACGCCAGTACCGGCCAATTCCAACTGGCCACCCGTCAGAAATTCTGCGACTGGTTCGCCATTGTACGTAAATTCTTTGTTGACCTGCACAAGCACTCTCTTACCTTCGCCGAACTGCTCGGTGTAGGATTCGTCAACGAGAGCAAAGATGTCATAAGCTTGATAAGTTGTGCCGATTTTAGCTAGCTCCACAAGATCCAAATATCTTTTGTAGATTGTTGGATCTACAGGATTGTCAGTATTAGTCACTGCATCAAGTACTGTTACTTCTGACAGCTTGGCTAGTTTATCAATCACTTCCGATTGTTCAGCCACTGACTTGTCAAGTTCTTTAAATGCATACGCTGTGTAATGCTCTTTAAAGAACTCAGCCTTAATCAAAGCGAGTAATTCCTCGTGTGATTTGTGCGTATGGTCACCATTTAGCGGATAAGCAGCCGTAGAAAAGTAAGGCTGTTGCTGATAAATTGTTACAATCGTGCGAGTGATTTCACCATTGGCACCGTATTGTCCAGATACATCTTTTACTTCGTAGCTCATGCTGCACCCCCCTTTCCTTTTTCTTCTTCAAACATTTTACGCAGCTTATCGTTGCCGTCGATTAGGGATTTATAAGCAGCGAGCTCTTCTTGCACTTGCTCTAAAGCGCCTTTGTAATTAGCGGACACTGCTTTAAGTTCGGCGATTTCGATAGCCTGATTGGCAATATTAGTCGCTAGTTCGCTTGTGATATGTTGATACATTTGTTCTTGCATGTTTTCTCCTTTAAATTGAGTAATCTGTTACATTTGTCCAGCCATTACGCTCAGCTATCATTTTGACAAGCCTTGCCAATGCATTGTGATACTCGATTAAGTCCTTGTTATTTTTTAGCAGTTTCAGATTTGGGCAACTAATCTGCATATTTCTCGAGCTGGAAAGGATTACATCATCGCCGTGTAGAAGTGCTCTGCCAATATTTTCTCCCACAGCGCTACCATCTCCGATAGTTAAAAAAGCACCGCCGCTCTTAGAAACTTGAAACTTCAAACCAGTTCGAGCTGTAGCGGTGATAACACCCCTGGTTCTTGAATTATCAGCCCCGACTGCAAGGTAAGCAGCGCTTTTTCCACCTGACAATATAGTGTACAAATCTCTATTATTGGGACGATTTTTTAAATAATCAAAATCGCTTTTATCAACCCCTGCAGCGATTACTAGACCAGAGCCGCTGCCGTTTACAATCCGACTGCCGTCACTAAAAACAGAGTACTGACTGTATTTATTATTTTCAAAACCTAAAAAAGTATTTTGGCTAAATAAAAGCGAGTTGTTTTTACTATCAATCACAAACTCATCATTTTGACCTTTAAAAATAGAACCTTTGATATCAATACCGCTAATAGTGCCTGATGTGATGCTATTCGCATTTAGATTGATGAGATTGACTCGATTAGCATCTATCGTTCCTGCAGTTACTTTATCGGCTGAGACGCTTTCGATTGCTGCGCTCTTAATAGCTGCATTATCTATCAGCGTTTCGCCTGTAATATGGAATCTCTTACCAACAAATCTAAAATCACCATCTGTCAGATTGACTTGTCCGACAATGTCACCAGCTGAGTTGAGGTTTTTCACAGCCCAAGATCCAGCAAGCTGTGTCTGGATGGTTTTCACGGCTTGGCCTGCTTTTTCGGATTGTGTCAACAAACGCTCAATTTTTGTTGGCTCGTATTCAGTCTTGGCTTCTGTACCCTCAATCACAATTGGCTTGGATACCTTTGCTGTTCCAGTGCCACTAAATTCAATTTGTAGTTCTGGGTTGATTTTTTGATTTTTACCCAGGGTTGGTAAAGAACCGGTATAAATATCACCGTTGACACTTTTAGATAGTGTATAGGCACCGTTATTATTCCCTCTGTAATAAATATTTCTAACTTGTAGACCGCCTGCAGTTTCGATTTTTATGGCAAAAGAAAACTGCTGAGTAGTCTCAGACAGTGAATACATCGGGATATAGATATTGCGGTTGCCTTGCGTGTCTACAACAAAAGTTAATTTGTTATACACACTTCCGCTGACAGTTTCGACAGCAACTTGCTTAATGGCAGTATACGAGTCCAGACGATAATTGCTAATTTCGTAAGGATCGATGACGTAGTTTGTTACATCAAATTCCTTGCTTACTAACTTGCTGATTTCTGTCTGAAATAGACTATCAGTCATTGTCATTCTAGCAATATTTTGCTTAACATTTTCTTCTGTCGTTCCGATAAGTCTATCGTATAGCTTTTGAGTTTCTATTACAGATTGGACTTCTGTCCTCTTGACGTAGCCTGCTTCTTCTACTTTGGTTAATAGAGTAGTGACACCTTTAGCGGTTTCATCTCTAACTAGCTGAGTTAGCTCTTGTTTTCTTTGGCCGTCTGCATCAGCATAGTTTTTTACTTGTGTGACAGTCGCTTTGATGCCGTCTAGAGTTCTATCTAGCGTTGTCACTCGACTATCTAGCCACTCAGCCCCATCTTCGGGTGCTGGTTGCCACAAGCGTTCGTTTGCGCCTTCGTATAAATCTATTTCAGTCACAAATAAACCGCCCCACTTGTTAGGGTTGTTCTTGTCGTACTCAAATTGGAGATAACCATCGTCAAATTCACCAACATTAAATTTTAATGTTTTCTTGACTGTTCTACCGTTGTCAAAGACAGCACCATCAACCCAACGAGGCTTACCGTCAAATACAAGTTGCTTTTCCTCGAAGTCCGAGTTGGCCCCTTTTTTACGTTTGCAGAAAAATATTTTGAAGTATTTTGAGTTGTTGTCAAACCCTAAAATATTTAGCACATACTCTTGATTCCTTTTTACAATAAATCGTTGAGACTTCGCAATCGCTCCGGGCTTTAACTCGAACATTCGTTTTTGTCCGTTGAAGTAAAAAACGTGAGCCGTAAAACTCATCTTCCCATTGTGTTCCCAATATTTCAATCCCTCGTCTGCCCTAGAATTGCGAATCATATTAGGACCGCCTGACCCTTTGGTCTGCACTTCTGCAATCGTTTCTCTTATCCCGTCTGCAGTCTGCTTCATTTCCGCTTTAGTGACTGTGTTTTCCAAGGATTGAGTTAAACGAGTGATAGCTGCATCATTCGTCTGTTGGTATAAAGTTGTTTCAGATTTAAGATTGACTATTCGATCAATGGTTCTTTGGATGTTTTGTTTCTGTGCCTTAAATCTTCTTCCGGCTCCCTCCCCGTCCTCATTAAAGGCGTCAGCTTTTATTTGTGAGTTGATTTTATTAAGAAGTTCTTGGCTATCGATGATACCGCCCGCTTTTTCCAAAGCTTCATTTGCTTTGTTTGCTGTTTTTTCTAGCGTATCATTTACCGCTTGCACTTTCGCTTCAAAGTCTTTTTTGATTTGATTGCTTTGTGCAGTTCCGACGAGATAGACCCATTGAAAACGCCCATTTACTTCTTGCCATTGCCACATCTCATCTTCATCACCGTTTCGCTTATACCATAGATCCCCTTTTTGAGGATTTCTTGGCTCTTCGTAGCCATAGTAATTAGTAGTCTTCCCATCGGCAGCAGCTAAAGCTTTTGTTGCTGTAGACTCTGATTCATTTACCCTTGATGATAGTTCGGCAGATCGATTTATACCACCTTTCAAAAAACTTTCTTTGATATTGCTCAAAGTCATAGAAATATATCGTCCAGTAAGTATATCCCATTCGATATGGACTATTTTGACGGTTATAAAAACATCGTGACTTTCTTCGTATACTTCGATAATATCGCCTAAAGAATAATTCTCTAAAGCTCTATAATCTTTATATTCCTCTGTATTTTTAAGATTTGCAAAAGTGATTTTGTAAGTTGCTGGAGGAGAATCTATACCATTCTTGAAATCATTTTTTACAGCTGACCTAATCTTGTTATAGATATTCCCTTGTTCAACTGCTGAAAGATTTTTGAAATCACCTTCATAATCAACATCATAGTTTATTACTTTGATGATAGGGTGTTCGTATCTGTTGATATACGGACTATCAATGTACTTTTCAGGTAGCAAGATACCATTAGGACCTTTCGGCATGATCCTGGTTGCTACAGCATTCCAATCAACTTCACTTTCAAACCCTGTCAAGTCCTTTTTAGACCTGATAGTTCCAGTTCTTTCGACGCCTATACGGTCATTGATTGTCATCATAAATCTACGACGACGCAACTCTCCTCCAAAACGCTTAACAAAGGTATTATCATTTGTACCTATCAAGGCTTGTAAAGGATTTGTCCTCACTAGTCTTAGATTAGCGGTACTTATGATGTTAGTCCTGAATTCGAAGGGGTGTTTATATTGAGTGCTTTTTTGGATCTTATCCATAGCAGCTTGGCCACTAAGTCCAACGATATTAATATCGTCAATTAAGTTGTCGATTAAGTCGGATGAAATATGCTCAGCGATAATGGTTGTGCTACTCAGATTATACTTTGGCTTTCTGACCCTATAGTAATCTTCTTCGTCATCCATATCGATGATTTTTAAGATTTCTCGGCCTTTTGGTAAAATATCTTTTTTTACAGCTTCAGCTCTGTGAGGTATGACCAACTTTATATACTGCTCACCGTTCAAAGTGGCATATAAAACAGCTGATTTACACAGTCTATCTAAGATTGGATATCCTAGACCTGCTAATTCCTCAGTAGTTTGAGCCGTACTAGGAAATACTGAAATCATCTAAACCTCTCCTTAAACTCTACTTTGATAGCTGTCACATTACCAGTTGTACTTATAACGTTATTCCCAGCAGGGAGTGTCGGGAATTTTCTTGCATGAACTTTAATGTTTCGTATAGATGGATTAGACGGATTGTAAAAGTCTAACTTCTCGCTATCAATTACCACACTTCCGTTTAGACCAACGATTGCGACAGGAGTACCGCTGTTTGTTAGAATAGATACACTTCCGCTACCTGTTACAGTGATAACTGGCAAAGCGTGATAAGTACCATTATTTTGTACATTGACACTATTGCCACCAGTCACTACTTTTGGCTCCCAATTATAATCAAAAGGGTCAATTACAATTGACAAGTTAAAAGAGCCGTGCTCCTCAATCTCATTTGAAATATTCCCCATCTTAACGGACTTCACCAAATAGTAAATATCTAATTCGTCGCTGAGTCTCATTTTAAAATTACGCAAAGCAAGCAGCTTGCCTCGAAACTCTCTAAGCACTTTCTTAGCAGGCTTATCGCCTAGATAATTGACAGGAAAAGAAAAGGCCCTATCTTTCAAGGCCCCATATTCCGTCAATGCACCATCTCTGTCGTCAATTCCATCATGGAAAATGATTTCTTGCTCTGCTACCGGAATATCCGGCCTTTCTTCCAAACAAAGACCATAATCCGAAAATTTCATTGTTTCACAAAAGACATCTAGCATTATCCACCTACCCCTCTACTTAACAATTCTTCACGCTCTCCTAAGGCCTCATCGATTTTTTCAATCATACGATCCACATCATAATCACTAGCAACCTCAGCGTTTATAGTTATATATCTATCTCCGTGAGTGTTGTTTGTGATATTCTGCATAGTCTTAGCGATACCACTACCAATACCTCCTAAAACTTTGGGAGTTAAAGGCAATATCGCTTCAGGGCCAGCTTCTCCGCCGACCATAATACGATTACCATTGATCCCAAATGCTGTTGGGTTTGTCATCAATCCACCATTCGCATACCAATCAACGCTAAAGTGAGGTATTGATGGTGGATTTAAACTAAATTTACCACTCACATTAAAATGAGGTAATTTGATATGTGGAAAACTAAGACTGATGTTAAATGCACTTTTGATAGCATCAATACCGCTTTTCACAATGTTTTTAGCACCATTGATAACATCTGAAATCGTTTGTTTGATTCCGTTCCAAATATTAGAAGTAGTCGAACTAATAGAGTTCCAGACATTCGATATACTTTGACTAATGCTATTAAAAATACTTGAGGCAAGCGAACTAAGCGAGTTCCAGACATTGGAACAAGTTGAGCTGATAGCATTCCAGACATTCGAAGTTACAGAAGTAATAGCGTTCCAAACGTTTGAGATTGCATTTGAAATGGCATTAAATGTACTAGATGCAGCAAAACTCAACGCATCCCAAATTCCTTGTAAAGTTGAAGTGAGCGATTGCCAAATGGACGAAGCTGTATCAGAAATTGCTGCCCAGGTAGAACCAAAAAATTCAGTAAGTGTTGTCCATATCGCATTAGCAGCATCACTAATTGAAGTCCAAGTATTTGTAAAGAACTCAATGATTGGTTCGAAAATTGCTGTGGCAGTATCTACAATGCCTTGCCATAGCTGAGATAGAAAGTCAGTAATAGTGTTCCATGCAGTTTCAAAGGCTTCTTTGATTCCATCCCATAGACCGGTAAAGAAATCAGCTAACCCATTCCAGAAATCCTGTGTGAAAGCCCAGAAAACTTCCCATGCCAAACGGATAGGAGTTTCAATCGCAAGCCATGCAACATTGAAAACTTCTTTTATCCCTTCCCATAGCAAGATAAAGAAATTTTTAATAGGCTCCCAAATAGCAGAAACGCCATCAACAAAATCAGACCATAAGTCAGATAGCCATTGAGTCAGGCTATCCCAAGCTTCTTGTGTCTTTTCTGTAATATCATTCCATACATTTGTAACAGCCTCTACTAGACCATCCCATAGACCTACAAAGAAATCCCCAATAGGTTTGAAAAATTCAGATAATCCATCCCATATATTGCTTAAAATTTTCACGATTGTATCAGCAAAAGTCTTAAACAGAGATACAATACCATCCCAAACCTTACCTGCAGTCTCTTTGAGAGTTTCCCAAGCACCTGACCAGTCGCCGTCAATGATCTGTAATACAAATTTAATCAACCCTAACACTGTATCTAGAGCGACTTGTACAACAGTCTTGATGACATTCCATGCTCCTTCGACTATCGTACAGATATTCTTCCATGCCGTTTTCCAGAACGGGGCCGTAAAATCAATAAAAGCTTTTATGACGGTCGTAAGAATATTCACGACCGTTTTAATCGTGCTTACGATAGCATTCCAAACTTTCCCTACAACTCGCTCAATGAGTTCGTGATTTTCTTCCCACCATTTCACAAGTTTTCCAAAAATGCTTTTTATAAACTTCCAAATTTCTTCAACAATCGGCTGTATAAACTTCCAGATAGCATTCCAAGCTTTCTTGGTAAATTCAACTATCTTATCCCAATTTGTAACGATAAGATAAACAATTCCAGCTATTGCGGCAGCTATTGGAATGATCCACCATCCCACAGCGGCTACGATAGCAGAACCGACGCTTGTTATAGCAGGTATTAGCGTACCTGTAAACCATGATGCAACACCCGCTAAAGCTCCACCCTCGGCAAAAAGACCAGCTATAGCCCCTACGGCTGTCACTATATTCCCAATAACTGTAATTATCGGACCTAGCGCAGCTACAAAAGCAATAACCCCAATAATGGCTTGCTGCGTTCCTCTCGGCATTTCTGAGAATGTTTTAGCCATATCTCCTAAAACTTTAAAAACTGGTTCCAAAGCATCGAGTGCACTAGAAACAGCATCTATAAACGGACCGCCGAATTCAATAGCGATATCCGTTATTTTATTTTTTACAAGCTTTAGTTTGCTTTCAAATGTCTCGTAACGCTTTTGAGCTTCATCAGTTAAGGCCTTGTTTTCTGTCCAAGCATTATTAGAACGTTTGACTGCTTCTGACAATAAATCACCAGCACCAGCCATACGTTGTAAAGTATCTATTTCTTGCACAGAGTTTATTCCTAACTCTTTCAGAGTGCCAGTAACATCTCCTCCAGACTTTTTGATGCCATCCAATCCTTTTAAAAATTGAGCAATAGCATCAGTAGGTTTCTCTTTCCATGTTTTCGAGAAATCCTCAGCACTTACTCCGGCTACCTTTGCGAAGTTTCCAAGTTCCTCTCCTCCCGATATCACTGCAGTATTTATTTTTTGCATGACACGGCTCATAGAGCTTCCACCTGCCTCGGCATTGATACCGAGTGAACTCATCGCAGCAGCAAGTCCGAGGATATCTGCCTCGGTTAATCCAACTTGATGACCAGTCCCAGCCAATCGTAGACTCATATTGACTATATCCGCTTCGGTTGTAGCCATATTATTACCGAGATCAACGATTGCTGAACCAAGATTTTGGAAAC